ACTCTAATCCTCGACCTGAATATAGTGGTCCATGATTGTTGTTCCCAGAAGTATCTATTGCTCTATATTTACTTGGTTTTAATATTTTTTGTATTGTAGCTGGCATTATGATAGTGTCCCATTATTTGAACCATGTGAATCGTTAGCATCTGTATCTAAATTCCAAAATGATACTAAACTAGTTTTTTCAGTAGTTGATAAATCTGCATACTGTTTCCACATAATTGATTTTATTTCTGCTTGAGTTAATACTCTATCCCAATAACCAGCATTACAAATGTATCCTCGAAATTCTACTACTCCTTGATGTTGACCAATTTTTGCTACAGTTGAATGGGTTATGTTTACGCTACTTTGAGCAGATATATCAGTTGTATTATGTAAAACACCATTTACATACATACTTGCGTTATCACTCCTATCCCAAGTAACACAAACATGGTACCATTCATTAGTATTTGCATTGTCACTATTTACTTCAAATGAACCCCCACCATAATCTAATAATGCCTGAAATTTAGGTCCAGTACTATCTGTCCTAAGTATAATTCCTTTTTCGGTTCCACCGCTTTCCCTATTGCATATTATTCCACCATTTTCTACAAAATCAGTAACATAAACCCAAGCACTTACAGATACATCATTTGTTGTTAAAGATATTGCACCTACATTAATGTATTCATTATTTGCAGCATCTGCATTAATATCTACAGCACCATCACTTAGTGGCTGTACTGCTCCTGCAGAATACATGTGTTTCATAACCAGATTATCTGTTACGACACCTGGAGCAACAAGCCCTGATTTTGAAAATCCTGTTCCTAATCCTAGTTTAGGCATATTAACCTATATATAGTATGCACTTGCCAGCACTTATAACTACTTGATTAAATCTTCCGTAAATTGTCATTCCAGAAGGGATAGTAAGAGTACCCATCGCTGCGCCACCTATGCTAGATGCTGATTCTGGGGATGCATGGTCAAGGCTATCAGATGAAGTAGTAGCTACAAATGTAATATCATCTATTACTTGTATAGCTATACAAGTTTTTTCTGCTGGTATAGTAATTGAACTTGATCCAGACAGGTAAACTGTTCCAGCCTGTCCTAGTGTTGAATTTTGTGCTTCTTGCACAGTATAAGTATGTAAACCTTTTCCTGGTCTTGACATTTTATTCTCCTTTCGAGTTGTACTTTAAGGACTTGTCTTGTCCATGAATGTACTATTTTATTTTTTTAATTCAAAGTGGGGAAAGTCATCAAAACGATTGTCCTTAACTTCAAAGTCTTGATCCCAATCGCCTCCCCATCTTAATTCTATTCCCATTTGGTTAGCCACGCCCAGAACAAAGCCAGCAAACAAAGTTTGACGCTCACGATCAGCCCAATCCACAGGATAAGGTGTGACATCCACTGCGCAACTAGGACTAGCATTGTGGCGACCATTAGGATAACGAACTTTTGTCTTGCCGTCTTCGTAGAGAGCATTTTGTCTATCTTTGCCGCGATGCCCTTCAAGAACACTGCAATCCACGTATTTAATGACTTCATTGAAAACCATTTGTAAATCTTTTTCACAAGTAGATAACCTTTCTTTTGATCTTTTACCAAATCTAGGCATTATTTTCCCTCCACGTAACCACCACTACCATATGATTTTACAGAATCACCTGCCATTTTTTTAACATGCTTCATTACACGTTTAGATTGAGCTAAATGCATTTTAGATGCACCTTTTAATTCTTTAGATATTTTCTTTAAATCTTTTACAGATCCACCCTTCTTAGCTTTGGGAAAACCTTTTTTCATATTATCATAATTCTTTTTAGATATAGTACTATTTTTTTTAGACCTACTAGTACCTGCACGTTTACGTTTATTTATGTTTTCATATAATGACATTATTTGCCCTCTACATATCCACCAGAAGAGTATGTTTTAATAGAGGTTCCAACCATGCCGCCATCTTTGCAGTTCCATTTTTTTAAAGATAAAGACAATCTATCCTTACCTGTATTGTTACTAGGCTTTTGTCTTTTTCTCATACCACTCATTCTAGCGCAAAAAGACTTTCTACGATTAGCAGCTTTACTGCCTTTCTTTAATTTACTAGGTTTAGTAGTGACTGCAGTTTTTAATTTAGAACCAGGGTTAGCTGCCCTGTAAGATGCAACGCCTTTTTTATTCAAGCCTCCACTAGGATTCTTTCCTGCTTTTCTTTGCCATGCTGCAGTCTTAGCCATTATTTACCTTCTACGTAACCACCAGAAGCATATGTTTTTATTGAATCGCCTACTTTGCCACCACCAGCTTTTTTAGGTAGATTTTTAAATCTAGGAATTTGATCTCTCATTTTTTTAGTAATTTTTTTACCTGTCCTAGGGTTAGTCATATAGCTATCTACTCCGCCTCGTTTTTTCATTTCTTTTAACATTTTTTTTATTTTTAAAGTTCCTTTATTGCCACCTTTGACAATATTTTTAGCTTTTCTACCTTCTGGACCGCTTTTAGAGCGCCTTGCGCCTTTTACATAATTTTTTCCTGTAACTACAGTTTTTTTCATAGGTAACTTCCCCTCTTTGTTTATCTTATCTAATGTAGCTTTTCCAAGTTTTTTAACACTAGATTTTTTAATTATATATTCACCACCTTCAGCTTCAAGTAATATCCCACCTTTTTTATGAGATGGTCCTTTAAGTTTTCCTGGTTTCATTTTTTTAGGCATACCACCCTCCTTGTGCTTCTTTCGAACTGAATGAAGTTTTTTGCCATCTGGTCATGTATGATACCCTTTTTTTGCCATTATGCTGTAACCCAACTTTTAGCTTTTGGTTTTTGTTTTCGCCAACCCTCTTTAGTTTCTGATAAACCTTGAGGTGGATGTGCATACTTACAAGCATATGCTAACGCATCAATAGTATCATCATGCGCCATCCTTGGTCCAAATGTAAGAATTTCTCGATGTAATTCATAATGATTTTTTTTTAAATGTATTTGACCGACTGCAAATCTTTGTGCTAGTATCTCCTGAATCCTATCTCTTTTGCTCATTCTGTTGCCTGGAGTCTCCGCTTTAAAACTAATATTAAATAAATTTCTTCTTCTCATTTCAGAATAAACAGCCTGGAATATAGGTTTACTCATTGTCGTATCTTCAATTGTAAACATCTTAGGTCCATAGAAATCATTTATTTCAAACATATAATCTACAATACCTTTTTGCTCTGTTCCTGGGATACCCAATACAGGCAGAGTTCTATTGCGAACATAATCTAATACATATATATTATTATTAGGAGTAACTGCAATAGTAATTAATACACTAAAGTCACTATTTCTTCTAGCACTATCAGTAGCTGGATCTACTCCTATAAATATATTACATGGTTGAGGGTCTTCTCCATCAGGAATAATAAATGTTAATCCACTATCTGCATCTTTAGTAAATGTTCCATTCCAAAATTTAATATGGTCTCTAGTAAATAGTGCATCTTCTTCGCTTTGCACTTCCATCATATATTCTTGATAAAACTTATGAGGCGTTCCACTATCAGCATAAAACTTCTTTTTACGTTCCATTTCTTTGTGACCAAACCATGAAGGCCATAATGGAGTACCATCTTCCTGGAGTGCTTTATATGTGATTACTTTCCAAGAATAATCTTTTTCTTCTTTTAATGCTTGTTCATATCCTACTAATATTTTTTGAATAAATGCATCAAAGTGCACAGGCGTTCCGTTTATTCGGAGTCTACCTGTTTTGGGTTCAAGTGCTGGAAATACAACTGCCGTGACAAGGTTAGCGATTTTAGCACGACTCTCTGGCGTGACTGTATTATTCTCATCTTCAAAGTCATCAAGTACAATAAGATCATAACGCTTATGAAGCTTGGCACCACCACGAATACCTGATAAGTTACTTTTAGAAATAAGTTTGCAGCCATTATTAAGTTCGATGTCATCTTCAGTCCATTTCTTTCCTTTTAAGTTTCCAAAATAATACTTAATTCTATCGTTATATTCGATATGGTATTTAATATAATCAAGATTAGGAACGGATATTTTACTAGAAGCAGCAACCCAACCATAAAATAAAGGTTCGTCTGTAAAACAAAAATCATGCAATATACTGCATTTAGTAAGTACTGTTTTTCCATGCCCTCTTGGTAGGATAACTGCTAATTGTCTATGATTATGATCATTAAGTGCGTCACATACTTCATAATGGAAAAAGGGAGATTCACTTCTCATAAAATCATCTGGCAAGAATAATTTGCCAAATGCTACTAAATCACTATATGCTAATCGCAATTCTTCTTCTGCTTCTGAAATATTGCGACTATTTATATTAGCCATATTACTCTCCCCAGAGAGAGTTCCATTTTCCTTTTACATCTTGCCATAAAGCATCGTTGCTAAAATTAGATAAGTATCTAAGAGAAGCTCCCATTGTCATTGGACCAATCATTCCGTCAGTGCTTTTAGGATTATTTTCATCTAAATATCCTATTTTTAATAACTCATCTTGAAGAACTCTAACACTATCTGGATGAGAAACATCTGGTTTGTAGTAAATCATTTCTGCTAAATCATACAATCTTTTATCGTATTTTAAATTTTTATCACCTTCGCCTTTAGGCAAAGTATCAGAATAATATGTTTGCCCCTTCATTCTACCTGTTTTCACTGCCATCAGAAATCTCCTTTCTTTCCGCGCTTTCTAATTGGTCCTTACTAAAACCCTGGAAAACTGCCCCAGTGACCTGCTGCACACTTGATGTAGTCTTATCCTCTAAATCTAAGATGTCGGATAACTTAAATAATGCTTTCAGCTTAGTGTCATCTTTTTCGGCAGTTTGTGCTATTAACTTAATCCCATGTAATACGCCTTCGGCATTTATACCTAATCTTTCGCAAACTTCTTTATGTTCTTCTCTCATATAAGTATCTACCCTTTCGGTCTTTATTAGCTGAGCAGCCTTTATATTTGCATATCCAGGGTTATTAGTAGGATATACTTTCATATATGCTTCTTTTGGGTCCATTCCCAGTGCTAAATTTAAAACAAATAGCTTTTCTTTACTATTTAAATCTTTTCTTGCTTCTACTACTTCCTCAGGAGACAGGTTTCCTCCAAAGGAATATATGTTAACT